ATTACAATCAAAGGTAAACATTGCTGCTATGTACGCTGAACAAGCTTCAAAAGACTTAGCATCTCAGTGGGACAAAGACATCATTACTGAACTTGAAACAGCGGGCACGCTTACAATTTCAGCGTCAGATCCTAATTTTACCACTAAAAAAGAACAGTTTATCGAAGCTAAGAGATTGGCTGACGTTAACAAGATTCCAAGAACTGAAAGATTTAGTTTAGTACACCCAGATGACTTTGCTGATTTTTTAAAAGAGCCTGATTTCGTAAGAGTAGACGCGGCTGGTGATAGTGGCGCTGCTTTAAGAAACGGTGAAATTGGAAGAATGTTCGGCTGGACTATCATTGAGTCAGAACAGGGAACGGCTGGTTCAACACTTTGGTATCACAAGTCAGCATGTGCATGGGCTAGACAGTTAGCTCCACAGTTTGACTTTGACAAAGATCTTCCAAACTTAGCTACTCTATACTCTGTTGATCAGTTGTATGGACAACAGTTATTAGACGGCGGAAACAGAGTTATTAAACTCGTTCCATAATTTGTCTTAGACATTCTTGTCTTTGGGGTTGACTTCGGTTGACCCCATTTTTTTAATTATATGAGCGCACTATTAGATACACCTAGATTTGTAACTGGAAAGACCCCAGAAGAATTAAATAAAGCACTATTTAAAGTTAGTGTTGATCAAGGTGGACGTGTGCAAATAATTTCTATTTATTTTGATACAAGCAAGAAACAGCATGTAGCTTGGTATAATAACTTAAGATAGGTTTTTAAATGAGCAACAACACCTTCACTGGAAATCATAGAAGTGTAGACGAAATTAATAAGTTTCGTGATGCAGGTGTTGAGAGTGGAAAGAGAAAGTCAAAGGTTGCGGTATGCGTGGAGAACGCACCAAGTGACCCAATTCCCGTCATAATTAATGACAGTGCTGGCGTAGGCTTCTTTGAAGACGTTGAAATCACGGCTATAGCTGGCACCGAGCAAACAGTAATAACTAGAAATGTCGCGGCTGGTACACAGGAAAAATTAAGTAGATTAAATGTATCAAGTAGGTTCAGTTCAGAAACAAAAGTTTATATTAACAGCGTTTTAGTGGGCACATGCAAGACAGGTCCAGCAAACCCAGACGCATTTATTGATTGGGAACCTTCCAGACCAGCTAGTGCAAGTCAAATAATTGAGGTAAAATTTAGACAACGGTCTAACAGTCCAGTAGGTTGCAAGGTTCAATTGAACTTAATGGGCTACACAATAACTTTATAAAGGGGAATAAAACATGGCTGACGAAAGAGAACTGTTTCCAATTTTAGAAAATGCAGACGAATCTGGTGCTGGAATACCGGCTGGTATAGAGGGGTCGGCAGCTCCAACTACGACGGCTCCAGTAATGGGTGCCAAAGACGAACTAGGAAATCTTCAATACCTTCCGCTAGTGGGTGGGAAAATTCCAGTTGAAACTGGTGCGGTATCAATTGGTACTCAATTAAGAGATTCGCAAGTTGTTACACCTGTAGCAAAAAACACTGATACTGATGTTGTTACTATTACACTAACACCTAGTGCTGTCTATGACATGTCGGATTTAGTGGCTTCGTCTTTTCAATCATGTGTGTGGAAACTTGTTCATAACAATGACGGCGTGGAAGATGAACTGTGTCGTTTCGTTACAGGTTCAGGTGACTTGACACACTCTAGTAATTTAGATGTTACATTTACGGCTGGAGCAACCGGTACTCAAGAACTTAAAATTATTGGAAACCAAGTGAAAGGGAAGCTTTCTGATATGCATGCTTCTTTAGTGGCAACAGAAAGAGCTTAAAAAATGGGTGACGTTACAACCAACCACGGCAATTTAGACGCAATATCTTCTAAAATTAGATATATCGACATGAACGCATCTAGTGGTGGGGTTGCACGCGGCACTGTAATCAGATTAAGTGACGGTGAGGTTGATGTTTTTAATAAATCATTTTGTGGAATGTTTTATGGTTTCAACCTCACGTTACAAGACATGACTACTCAATGGTATTTAAAAATATATATTGATGGGGATAATATACTAGAGGGTATTGACCCAAGTCTTGGGTTTGCAACGCTTGATATTGAAAACTCAAATTTATATGGAATAGATAACAATAGAAATTCGGCTTTCACTCTAGGGATAATGCTAGAAACAAACACAATTAGATTTGTCGGAATTGATGGGAATCCTATAGCTGTAAGTGATTCTTTAAGAATTTCTGTTTCTAGAGTAGAAAACAACAGCAAAAGATTCCGAGCTGGATTTGTAACATTGGTAGAAGATTAATGAATTTAAAGTATTCTGAATTTAAGCAGTTAATAAATGAAAAAAACTTGTACCCACAAAAGATTGAAACAAGTGACACGGTTTATCTAGAAGCCTATGACGGTAACTTCAAAATTAAAACCAAACTAGACAAAGATGACGAAGAAAATTATCCAGACTTTCAGTTAAATTTAGAAAGCCGTTGTAATGAAGAAATAGAAAAGCGTGGGGAAAGCGGTCATTTAATATTTGCACCTACATTTGAAGATGACATGGGATTAACAGGAACGTTTAGGGGTCATCTTTTTAAGGCTTCTCCAAACACATTAAATATATACGACATTCCTGTCTCTTCAGAAATGAAGTTGCGTGGCGGCTGGTACCAGCTTTTTTCTGATAACACAAATCCTACAGCTAACATCGGTGATTATATAGAGTTTAGTGTAATAGACAAAGACGATGTTCTTGGTCTTTTTTCTTCATATGGTGTACCAGAGGGTGGTTTTTTAGAATTATCTAAGTTTGTAAATAAAGATTATGTCAACCCATATGACAACAGTAGACAAGACTTTAGGGTGTCTGGTGGTTCAACAGTTTATTCAGGATTATTTCTAAGGGTTTTCTATATGAATACAGGTAGTCAAGAAGTTGATTTCGGTTTAAAGGTATATTCACATGACAGTTGAAAAAAAATTAGACGGCAAAAAAATAAAAATAAATGGTGAAGAAGTTTATGGAGATAGCTCCTTAAAGAAAAAATTGCCTAATGGAAAATCACAAAGTGATGTTGTGAGAGATCATTTGAAAAAGCTAGGAAAAAAAGTTGTCTAAATCGGAGCATACTTTAGTAATTAGTGGCGGTGGTGCGAAAGGGGCTTTTAGTCTTGGTTGCATGATTGAGCTTTACGAAAGAGGTCTTCTTAAAGACGTTGACAGAATTGTAGGAACATCGGTGGGCGCTCTTAATTCTTGTTACGTGTTTTGTGGAATTGAAAGACTAGAAGCTGTATGGAGATCAATTAAATCACCAAAAGATATCATTAAGTCTAACTGGTGGAAGGGTCCATTTATGGACGGGCTTTACTCAACCAAACCACTAAAAAAAAAGCTAGACTATGTTACGTCATTTGATGTTCACACAAAGAATATTGAGGCTATTTGTACATATGTTGATTTGAGAGATTTGAGCTTACAGTATGCATCTAGTAAACAAATGGACGAAAAGAACTACGCTAAGTTTGCATTGGCGAGCGCTTCTATTCCTTTTGCTATGTCTCCAGTCGATAAATACTTGGTTGATGGAGGTGCTAGAGAGATAGCGCCTTTAAAAGATTTTATTCATGACTCTAAAAAAATTACGGTCATCTCGAACAAATTGTTATGTAATGATAATATAGAAGAAGAACCATGGGATTACAGCAAGTTCTTATCTGTTCTAAAGATCGGATTAAGATCAAGTGACGCACAAAGTAAAGAGATCTTTTTGGATGACTTATGTAGGTTGATCGACGATATTGATGAAGATATCGAATTTAATCTATATGTTCCAGAGGAAGAAAAGCTTAGTACGTTAGATTTCTATCCTGAAAAGATTGATGCAGGTATTGAACATGGAAAAGAGATTGTAAGAAAGGCGCTTGCATAATGATTAACAGAAGAATCACCAGAGTCATTTTTAATTCGGAAGAAATCACCAAAAAGATTAGTGACCCAAACAGTGATTCTGTTAACATACCTTTATTAACAACAGATTATGTTTATATCGGTTTTTACGGCAAGTTTGCATCAAGGCACTTTAAAGTAGACACTCCTAATACAATTGATTCAGTTATTTCTATAGAGTACTGGAACGGCACGACGTTCACACCTGTTTTTGATGTTGTTGATGAAACAGACGGCTTTAAAAAGACGGGATTCATTCACTGGATTAATGAAAATGATGAGTGGAAACCTTCTAAGCAAACTCCAATTGATGACACAGAGCTTTACTGGGTAAGGCTATCTGTTAGTGCTGACTTAGATGCATCGACAAGTCTACTTTCAATTCTTAATATCTTTAGTGACGATATCGACATTGACATTTACTATCCAGAATTAATCAGTGACACAAGATATCTTCCATCAGGAAAGACCGACTTTATTAATCAACACATTGCTGCGATGAAACAGGTTGTCAACGATTTGAAAAGAAAAAAACAAATCTTAGATGAGTCACAGGTTATAGACATCACTGAGGTCAACTTAGCAGCCGTTCACAAGGCCGCTGACATCATTCTAACTCCAATCGAGAGTTCTGACAGTGAAATCAGAATACGCGCTAGAAACGCATATAAACAAGAATTGAGCGACATTATTATCGCCGTTGACAGTGACAAAGACGGTGTAATTGAAGACGAAGAACGTGACCATTTTGGTTCTATATCTCTCTACAGAAGGGAAGGGTGATCAGTGCTAGTTTCTGGTATTCACACTTCACTTACTAATGCTGTGTCGGGATTTCTTGGTTCTGATTGGACTAAGCTTAGATACTTTAGAGATTTAGATAAGAACGACGAAAGAACTTTTGACAAGGGGTATTATGTTGTCATTGGCTCTGGAACGCCTGTTGATAGTGTCATTAACGCATACACCATTGATCAAGATTTTGATATCATTCTAACAAGGGTCAATCCTAGGCATGAAACGTCTGACGATGGAACGATTGAAATAATCAAAGAACTGCATGATTATGCAGAAGATATAATGCAATTGCTTTCAACAACTAACGCTTCAAATTCAAATGTTTGTCTTATTGGTGAACCATCTTTTAGTGAGCCTGAAATTTTAAAGGATGGAAAGTATATTAATTTAACATTTTCGTTTATTATAAAGTATAGAAAGAAATTATAGGGGAATAAATCATGGGTCTACTTGAGAAGAACAGAACTAAAATTGCAGTTGTGGAAGAAACTACAGAAGGTGTTTATGAAGCGCCGACTCTACCAACACAATACATTCAGCCACTATCTGACGGTTTTGAGTCAACTTTTGAAAGAGAAGAAGTTACAAGGGATATTATTACTCCAGAACTAGGTAAGGCAAAGTCTAAACAAGGTGAAAAAACAGCAACATCAAGCGTTCCATGTGAACTTAGAGCATCTGGGGTTGAAGGTGAAGAGCCTGATTTTGATTTATTACTACAGTCTTTAATGCCTAGTAGAAGACAGACAGCAACAAGAATCACAACAGGAACAGGACACACAACAACACAGTTAAACGTTTCTGATGTTGACGTTTTAACAATGGAAGTTGGTGACTCATTTGTTTTATTAGATGCAGGTAACCACACGGTTCACGTCATTACTGAAAAAGACACAACACCAGCGGCAGCAAACTTCACTATTTTACCAGCGCTTTCGGCAGCCGCACCTGATAACGTAGAGATGTCTAAATGCACAACTTACTTCACTAGTGGAAGTGGGCATAAGTCTCTTTCTATCTCAATGTATTTAGGTGATCAGAAACTACAGAAGTCAATCGGTTGTAGAACTATATCAATGTCACTTGATAATGTTTCAACAGGTCAGATCGGTTCATTTAACTTTAGTGTTGAAGGGCTTGACGGTGAAGAAGTGATTGCATCTGCTCCACAAACACCTCAGTTTGATGAAGCTACACCACCATGTGTTCTAAGAGCTTGTTTATTCCAAGATGGAAATGAAATTGAAATCAACAACTTCTCTCTGAGTATGAGCAACGAGCTAGCATTTAAGAGGGCTACATGTTCTTCATCTGGAAAGGACGCATCAAGAGTTATCGGTCGTGAGATCACGGGAACAATCGACCCATTCGCATCTGATGTTGACGTTGATCAATTCAATAAACTAGAAAATGGTACTGACTACAGTCTATTCTTCTCTGTTTACAATCCTAGTGATGTAGCTGGTGAAATTGAACTAGGATCTGTAGTGGCGTTCTACTTACCGCAATGTGTTACGGTATCTAAGCCAGTTGGTGACATCGATGGTATCCTAGTTGATAACATTGACTTCCAATGTCATGGTGGCGATGCTGGTGACAAGACTGAAATTTATATTTCAATGATCTAGTTTGTCTGATACGGTTTTTTCATGATCGTATTAACACCAAAAGATAGAGTACTTGTAACTTTAACAGAATACCCTGAACTAAAGTTTTGGATTTCACCGTTAACTTATCAACAACGTGCAGAACTAGCTTCTTTAAAAGAAGGTATTAAGGACGGGATTGACGCAAAAAAATCTCTAGAACTTGCGTACAAATCACTAAAGTTTGCATTAAAAGAAGTTGAGGGTGTGAAGTTATTAGATGGGAAAAACTTCAAACTACGCTTAGACGATAATGATGAAGTAAACCATGAAGACTTAGAGGCCTTTTTAAGTATGACCCCAGCTTTTCATGTAGCTATGTTTACAGCACAACTTGAGAATGGTTTTCAGTCTTATGATATCGACGGTGTTGAGGTGCATATGGACACACATAAGACTGTTAAAAAAAAATCTTCCAAGAAGAAGGTGCCCACCTCTACAGATTAATAGTTGATTGCATTGAATATATATCAACAGTATCTTTTGCCGAACATGTATTAATTAAGTCAACATTGGTTGCAATACACAACAAAAGATTCCAATGTTTTTCATGTGTTGGTGCAGATAAAAGTAATGCGGCGCATTTAGAAGTTAGAAAAAAGCTTCATTGTGATAAAAAAACAACTATCCCAATATACAAGCTAGATAGCTTAAACTTTTACAAGTGCTTAGGTAACTATTACAATGAATCGGTGCTATACTGGATGAAGGCACAAAAATTGTTTGAAAGTGGAATAATGCCTTTTAGTGGCTCTTTATTTGAGCAACCAAACAAGGCGATAGAAATTTTTGATTTAATTCTTGATCACAACAATAAGATTCAAGAACAACAAATGAAACAAGCGAAAAAAAATGGCTGAAGAACTTAATATATTTTTAACGCTAAAAGACAACGCATCAAAAGCGCTTAAGAACTTTAATGATTCTTTGATTAAGTTTGACAAGAACGTTGCAAACAACAACATCGGCGTAAAGAAGTTTCAGGATAATATTAAAAACTTTGGTTCAAGAATTAAAGCAAACCTAAACCCATTAAAATCATTAACAGAGGGTTTTAAGAAGTTTAGAGAGAGTCAAGTTCTTGCAATAGCGGCGGGTAACCTACTTGCAAACGCTGTCACAGCAACAGCAACAGCCTTTAGTAATTTTTCAAAAACATTATTTAGTGACTCCATTGCGGCAGCACAAGCTCAAGAAGATTCGATTAACAAGCTTAATACAGCATTAAAACTTAGTGGTGACTTTTCACAGGAGGCATCAGAAGACATTCAAGCTTTTGCAAGTGCGCTTCAAGCTTCATCAAAGTTTGGTGACGAACTGATTTTAGATCAAATTGCACTGGCAAAGTCATTCGGAATTACAAACGATCAAGCTAAAGAGTTAGTTCAAAGTGCAGTTGATCTTTCGGAAGCTACAGGTATCACATTAGAAAGTGCTGTAAAAAACTTAGGTAAGACAACAGGTGGACTTGTTGGTGAACTGGGTGAAGTTGTTCCTGAGTTAAAGAACTTATCACCAGAGGCTTTAAAAGCTGGTGCTGCTATTGACTTTGTAGCAAACAGGTTTGGTGGAGCGGCTGAAGCTGCAACACAAACATTCAGCGGTGCTCTAGCTAGAACAAACAACATCATTGGTGACTTCACAGAAGAGATAGGATTTCTTGTCACTTTGAACCCTGTCTTTATTTCGGCCATTGGTGAGGTGGGGAATATATTTAAAGAGCTTGCATCTTCACTCAAGTCAAATTCAGATTCTATACAGCAAACATTGGGTTCATTGTTTATAAGTTTTATAAGTGGTGTCAGGTCAACTATACCAGCAATAACATTCTTACAGGACGCAATAGAGGGTTTTATAGCTGTGACAGAACCGTTGTTGGTTGGGTTTGCTCAAACACTAAGCGCTGTATTTAAAGCATTTACAGGTGACTTTAGTGGTTTTGAAAACATACTTGATAATGTAAAGAATAAATTTCAAGAGAATATAAATGGTTTTGAGCAAGGTTCTTCATCTTTGCAGTCATTAGACGAAGCGCTTTTAAAGGTTGAAAAGTCATCAATTAGCGCTTTTGAAAGCGCAAAAAATAGCGCCACATCAACAAGAAAAGCATATGACGATGCAAAAGACTCGGTTGTTAGGCTTACCGATGCTCAAAAAAGACAAATTGAACAAGGCAAGGCATTAGCAGGTTCTTTGTCTGGCGGTGGTTCAGGAAGTGGTCAGGACGATCAAATTGCATTACTACAATCACAACTAGAAGCACAACTTATCGCCGAAGAAGAATTTTTAACTAAGAAAAATGAACTAACAGTTGCCAAGTTTCAAGAACAGCAAGCTTCTTTGGATGCCGCAAGGCAAGCGGGCGCCATTACAGAGCAACAGTTTTCAGAGTCTAGGATTAAACTAGCTCAACAAGAAACAATTGCATTAAACAAAGAAAAGGCGGCTCAACTAAAGTTTGAACAGGACGTTCAGAAGCAAAAAGAGCAAAACCTGAAAGCTAGTTTAAACACTATTGCTGGATTGCAAAGCTCTGGAAATAAGACTTTATTTAACATAGGACGCGCGGCAGCACTAGCGGAAGCAATACCAGCGGGCACGCTTGCAGTTCAGCGGGCTTTGAGTTCGGCCCCTCCACCTTTTAACTTTGCCATTGCAGCGGCGGTGGGTGTAGCAACCGCGGCAAACATTGCCAAAATTGCAAGTGCAAAGCCACCTTCATTTCAAAATGGTGGTATTGTTGGAGGTTCAAGCTTCTCTGGGGATAATGTACTGGCACAACTTAATAGTGGTGAAGTGGTTTTGAATAACACACAGCAATCAAGACTTCTTTCATTAGCTAATGGTCAAACAGAACCAGAGAGCGGTGGAGTTTCTGTTGTTGAGGCAATCAATAATCTTTCTGCCTCTATTAATTCACAACCAGTGATGGTGACTATTGATGGAAGCGTTGTGGCAACAGCGGTTCGTGATCAGATTGAAAGTGGAGTAGTGGTGGCGTGAGTAAGTTAAGAATTTTAGAGAACTTAGTTTTTGAAGATACAGTTACAATAACATCGTCATCAGAGGACGCTGCATTTCCTGTGTCGAACTTAAAGAGCCAGCTTAGATCAAAGGTATGGAGAACAACAGATAGTGCCTCACAGTGGGTTTTATTCGACCTGAAGACAACAGAAGACATTGACTCTTTTGTTGTGTTATTTAGAGCAAACTCAAGTATAAAGATTTCATCGGGTGCAAATATCAGGCTACAGGCATCGGCTACAACAGATTTTTCTATGCCACCAGTTGATATTGTACTAGATATCGATTCGGACAACCTAACAGCATCGCATTACTTTGAGAATGCAGAATCATATAGATATTGGAGATTATACGTTGATGACGTGGCAAGTGCTTGGGGATATATTGAAGTTTCTAATGTTGTTATTTCTGGTTCGACTGTTGTCAGTAGTGTGGAAAATGGTTTCAGTTGGGAGTATGTAGACAGATCTAAAGAATCAAGAACTGATTACGGTCAAAAGTACTATGACACTTTTCCAATTGTTAGAACAATGGGAGTTAAGTTTGCAGTGTTAGACTACCCAGAGGTCGAAGAACTTATGAACATCTTTCAAAGGGTGGGTAAAACAGAGGCCATTTGTATGGTTCAAGATCCAGAAGAAAAGGTGTTTGATAAGGATAGGTTTTTTGTTTACGGTAACATTAAGAGTTTTAAGCCAGCACACAAAAGATATATTTATTTTGATGTGTCTGTTTCTATAGAGGAACAATTATGAAGTTACTTTACAACGATCTGGTTTCAACACTGGAAGCGAAAGTTCAGTCAAAAAAAGAGTTTAATTGTATCGCTATAAGACCACATATTTTAAAATTAGGTGCTATAACTGGTGACTTAAAGATATCTGTATATGATGAAACGGGGAATACACTAATTTCAGAATCTAACACGGTGGATATTTCGTCTATAAGTTCAGCAACTTATTTTCATGGTGTGGTTAGATTTGATATAAATGTGGGATTCAAGAGAGATACTTCTTACATTGTAAGGCTTGAGGGTACTGGAGCGTATTCACCAAGTGATACTATTCATGTTGGATGGTGTAGGGATTTTGATTTAAGAAAATTTGATGCAAACTATTTGCAAAATGTTGGATACAATAGCGCGTTCTTGTTTGAAGTTTGGACTAATGACGCTAGAATAAGATAAAAGGAATTATAACATGTTACGACAGATTGATTTTGTAGACGGTTTTGAAACTGAAACAGCCCCAGCACAAGGTACTATTACTTCAACACAGGTTCAAGAGCATCCAGACGATGCTTCGTTTATTGCTGCTAAGGGAATCCCAGTTGCTAATGGTGATGTATATTACAACACGACAAGAAACGCATTTACGATATATGTTGGTTCACTTGGTCAGTTTGTCGATGAAGTAAATGTTAAGAGTGATCAGATTATTGAGGGTGAAAAAACTTTTGAAGACCCATCAACATTTAACAGTAAGCCGACTGTTAATGCTGACATGGACATCAACGGTAAATTAACGGTCGAAGATCTTGACGTAACAGGTTCAACCACAACACTAAACACAGAGACAGTTGAGTCAGAAGATAATAATTTCACCCTAAACAAGGGTGGGAATGACGCGAGCGCCGAGGGTGGTGGTTTTACAGTTGAGAGAACGGGTGTAAATGGAAGCTTTGCTTACGAAGATGCTCTTGCCTCAAAGTTCAAAGCTGGTTCACTAGGATCTGAGTCAGAGGTTATAACCAGTACAGCACAACAAACACTGTCTAATAAAAATATTGACCTTGGAACCGCTAGTGCAACAAATAGAATTGTTCACTCTAAAGATACACTTGCCAATCTTCTAGCACTGCCTAGGTTATTAGGTGCTAAGTATGTGGCAACAGACACGGGAAAAGAATACTTTGACAACGGTACTACATTAATTGAGGTGGGTTCTGGCGCTGGTGGTGGTGGCGTATCAAGTTACGTTGTTAATAATGACTTTGAAAACGATGCTTCTTCATGGACTGGCAGCGCAAATATATCTGTAACACGAGAGACTACAAACCCATTAACTGGTTCTGGTTCTGGTAGAATTTCTGCTTCATCAAGCGCACTGGCCGGTGAATATGTTGAAGCCGACATGAATTCGGTAGATAGAAGTGCATTAGGATTAATGATTGTTCGGTTCACTTATGATGGGGCTTTATTGGAAAACTTTGATGACTACGAAGTGGTTATATACGATGTGACAGATGCCATTGAGAGAGAGGTGGAAGTATTTTCATCTATGTCTAAAACAGATGGAGTTTTCTTAGGTCAGTTCTTTTCTGGTGCTGGCTCTGACTATAAACTTAGGTTTAAGTTAAAGAATGTTCCCGTGTCTGTTTCTGTATTGGATATTGATGACGTAACGGTTGACAAGAGTGACCCGCAAGTTGTTGGTTCAATGTCAAACTGGAGATCATTCACTCCTTTGTGGACTGATGCCACAACAGACCCAGTTATTGGAAATGGTACGTTAAAGGGCGTTTACAGAAGGGTTGGAGATTCGGCTCAAGTTAAGGTTTTAATGGTAGCCGGAACCACAACCACATTCGGTTCTGGTGGCGGTTGGAGATTCTCACTTCCACTTGGTTTAAGTATGGACAGAACGTCTGATAAAATCAATGAGGCTGGTGGCTTTGCATACCCTAACGGTTTTGGTTGGATATTTTCACCGACGTCAGCCCAAAGGCAAGCTTTATTTATTGGTGTAGAAGGTTCTGATACTGACGATGTTATCGCATTCAGAACTGGCGGCTCTACTATCGATGCAAATGAGCCATTCGTCTGGACAACTGGTGACTCGGTAACATTTGAATACACTGTTCCAATTGAGGGGTGGTCAACAGAAGTTGACGTTCTGTCAGGAAGGAAAAAGAATCCTGTATGTTCCTTGAGTCTAGATGCAAACTTTTCAACCGGTGCTGGTGGTACCTTTACTGTACCGTTCACTGCGTATGAGGATAACTTTGGAGCCTATAACTCTGGAACAAATAGATATATAATTCCAGAATCAGGAAAATATAGTATTAGCTATAGGGCCGGATTGCTTTCTAGTGCGGCTGGTCTAGCAAACATCTCAATAGAAAGATTTGATTCAGGTGGAGCTTCACTTGAGGAGTACCCCGGTGATTACCACAACGGCGGTGTTCTTGGTATGACAGCGACATCTGAAATAAGATTCAATAAGGGTGATCAAATTCAGTTTAATTTATTTGAAGATAACGGTGGTAACAGCATCAGAGCTTCGTCTGGTGGAACACAGTGGACCCATGCTCAAATTTCAAGGGTTCCTGACGACTTTGAAGCAATAGTAGGTCAATCTGAACCAGAGGTTTTAACAACAAGGTCTGATCAGGTTGCTTTCACATCGTTTGTTTCAAACTCGTATGCAAACCTTACTGGAAATACTGTTGATCTAAAGGCTGGCAAAAAATACCTTTGCTTGGGGTCTGTTGATATTAACGATGGTGGAACAAACCACCAATTAACAAGTATAATTATGAGGTGGTGTGTTGAAAATGGTACAAACACAACCGCTGTACCAGCACAAATTAACGGCTCTGGACTGGCAAATATATCAAACAATCAAGATAGTCTTCATTTTCCACCTACGCCTTATCAGTCACATTGGAACTGGGTTGGCGAACCTGTTGTAATAGAGCCACTGGTTGACTTTACGGCCTACCTGAACGCAAGAATAACTTACAACATCAGTGGTCAAGGTTCTGTTGGTGTTTTAATTACAGCAATGGAGATAAAATAATGCCAAAAAATAAAAAATATTTAATTGAAAAAACAGATGACACTAGAAGCATCATAGAGTGTAATTTCTTCCCAAAGAGAAGTGACTACAAGCATGTTGTAAAGATTGATGACGATCTTGACGAAGATGTTATTGATGCAATTGATCTTTTAGAAGAGTCTCTAGAAGACGGCACAACAGTCAAAAGGGTTCGTAGGGACGAATCTAAAATATCAAAAATAAAAACAAAAAAGAAAAAAGCTAAAAAAAGAAGACTAGAAGAACAGCTTGCAAAAATGAACGCAAGATCTGAAGCTTTAAGGTCAATAGAAAATATTGATCTTGACTCACTAACAAGCCTCGAAGAGGTGATTAATTTCTTAAAGGAGCTTAAAAAAGCTCTGGTTTAATCTATGTCTACTTTTGAAGAATTTAAGAACAAAAATACTTCAAATAAAGTAACGCTTGTCAGGCTTAATGCATCAAAAAGACAGGTCGGATGGACAGTTGAGTCTGGTGACTTATACAAACTAGAAAACTTCCAGTTTCAAGTTATTTCAAAAATAGAGCAGTCTGGGGTGGAGCTATCACAGGTTTCCGACATTGGCTCTGTAGTTGCTGGGACTTACTTCTTTGATAGACAAAACAAAACACTATACATTGAGTCGATTGGTTCTGTGAACCCTAATGGGGAATACACGGTTGTAACTGTGTCACTATTCTTTTCAAATCATGACACAATACTTCCACATGACTTATCAAGTGGTTACGATGTTGAATGGGTTAATGGGCTAAAAAGCGTATCGCCGTTTATAGCAAAGACAGATAGATCCAATCAGATCGGTATAGCAATTGAAGGCTCTGGCAGTATTCAGGTTCAGAATAACGACTTTTTTAAGAAGAATTTTGATAAATTATATTTTGAACAAAGGCCAGTGACGGTTTGGCAGTGGAGTGGAGAGCTAGATGTTTCAGAAGCTAGAAGAGTTTTTGAAGGAAGAATATCAGGCAGAAGATACTCAACAAATTTAATATCTTTTTCTTTCAAGGATTTTTTCAACGAGCTTAAAGCGCCATTGCAGCTAGAAGATCTGTCACAATATCCTTCTTCAACACTAAATGACGAACTAGTTAACGCAAAACAAAGACGTGTTTACGGCTATGTATTTGGACATGTGCCGTCTAACATCTCTCAGAGAGTCGGACCAATATCAATCACTGGTTTATCTTCAATGAACCAAAATTCAAATGTTGTTAATGGTTCTGGGACATCTTACTTTAGTGAGTTAAAACAAAACGATGAGGTTACGATTAGTGATGAAGTTTTTAGTGTTGATCAAATTATATCTGACACGCAGTTCACAACACAGGACGAAAGAAAAAACCCATCTGTCGCAGAAACATCTATAACAGTTATACCTGAAAGACCTAAGAGATTTTTTAACAGAACACATCTAGCGGCTGGTCACACAATTAAAAAACCAGAGACAACAATTATTGAAAAATCAAGTTTAAGTACATTCAGGGTTGACGACCCCTCTGACTTTTTTGTTTCAGATATAGTTCGTGTAAACGGTGAAGATGCAGAAATAGAAAACATTTCTTATCAAACTGGATTAATAAGGCTTACAAGAAACTTATTCTCCGAACCTACTATTGGGGATGTGTTTGAAAAGCGCGGTGTTACTAATGTCAGCATCAATGACAGAAACTTGCAGTTTGTTAGGGATTACACAGTGGACGAAACAAATGGCACTATTGTTTTAGAACCACTCGCAGAATTTAACATTGCACCAGTTAAGAAAATAACAGGAACGGTAAGTTTTGCATCTGGCTCACGAACGGTTACTGGTTCAGGAACAGACTTTGAAAATCAGTTGCAAGCTGGTGATTGGATAAGACCATCCAACCAAAATGACTTTTTTGAAATTAGTTCAATCCAGAGTGAGACATCATTAACATTAGTTGAGGAATCTACATACACGGTAGGTGGTCAACCGATTAGAATTAAAAAACCTGTTTACTTTGGCGAAGACACAACACTTTCGTGTGACTGTCTTGGAAAGACTGATGACGGTACAACTAGTGGTAACATTATCTCAACGGCAGCAAATATAGTTTTAGACTTACTTAGGGATAGTAACGTGTCTGAGTTTATTAACGAACCAACATTTGTGTCTGACGATGCTCCATATAGACTAGGTATTGCCATACCGTCTAAAGTTAACGACTCAAAATCAAGACCGCTTAGGGATATTATTAATTCAATAAACACATCTGTTTTTGGGTCTTTGACACAAAACAGTAACTTGGAGTTTGAATATAATTTGCTAGAGCCAAACAAGACAACATCAGACCTTGTGCTGGATGAGACAGACGTGATTAGCGGCTTCTCTGTTTCTTCGCAGTCAGAGAGAATAATTAGAAGGGCCGTTGTTAATTACAGGCCCAAAGAATACGATAAAATTTCTTCAACAAATACTTTTACAAGAACAACAAATACCTCCGATGAGGGTTTGTATTTAGCAAAGACACAAAAAGAGAAAGAGGTAGAAACTCTATTGGTGGACTCTTTCGATGCAAACATTATAGCTTCACGATGGTCATTTCTACTTTCTTTGGCTTCGACTGTTGTGAGGTTTAAAACAAAACTACAAGCGTTTGATTTAAGCTTAGCAGATACAGTTAAGTTTAGTCACCCATTGCTATATGAAAGGGTGGGTTCTAGCGATACTGTAAAGTTTGGAGCTGTTCAATTGACAAAAAAGAATGGTTTAGATGTTGAAATAGAAATAGAAGATCTAAGTAACGCATTCAGTCGTGTAGCGATTATATCTCAAGCTGGCTCTGATGACTTTGTGGACGCAACTTTAGACGATAAATCTATTAACGGGTACATTACAGATTCTTTTGGTATGATTGATAACATAGAAGAAACATTTAACATTAACTTAATATGGTAGAGAATTATGGCATATACACCTTTAGACCCAGCTAAGCTTCAATCGGGTAAACCAGTGACAACCGACGTTAAGCAACAGATCAAAGCCAATGAAGACGATCTTGATTCAAGGCTTTCTAATGTAGAAGTTGATACAGCCGGAGGTGAAGCGCCTCTAGAGTTTGACATTATTGGTCCTTATCAGGGACTTGTTTCAAGTGGTGTTCTCTATAGCAGATTAACTTTTAACATTAAGATTCTAGGTGCTAGACTCTTCGTGATTGAATCTGGTACGTCAGGAACAACAGAAGTGGACCTATTGGCAGAAACATCTCCAGATAGCGACACCTATGTCAGTATCTTCTCAACAAGGCCGTCAGTGCCAGACACAGATGGAGATAGAGCTTTTTCTTCTAATGCTGTAATATCTAACGATACTATTTCCAGTGGGACTATGCTTAGGTTTGACATTACACAAACACAAGTAGGAGCTAAAGATTTAAAACTAATTATAGAGTATGAAAAGGGGTAGAAATGCCATCAAGAAATATATTTAATTGGAGTAGTTCAAACTTCACTGCATCAGGTTCTTTTGTTGTTCCAGATAGAGTTACAATGATTGAGGTCTGGGGCATGGGCGGCGGCGGCGGCGGCGGCGGCGGTTCAGAAGGCGGCGGTGGTGGTGGTAACGGCTGGGGTATTTCTAGAGTAAATGTTACCGCTGGACAAACCGTCAACATAGTTATCGGAGCCGGTGGAACAGCTGGTGGTGGTACTAACAATGGTTCTAATGGTGGAAACAGCACTGTTTCTGGGTCTGGAATATCAACAATTACTTTTCGTGGTTCACAAGGTGGACAAGGCACTGGACAAAACAAAGGTGATGCATCAATTGGTAGGCCATACCACGGCTATAAAAGGCTAGAAATACAAAACTTTTTACAATCAAGACAGGGTGATAACTCTACATTCTTTAATGGTGGTCAGGCGTTCGACCCCATTCATGCTGGTGGTGGTGGCGCTAGTGACGCCGGAACTGGTGGTTCTGGAGTAACTGGAGGAAATGGTGGAACTGGTGCTGGTGGTGGTGGTAACGGCGGCAACGGTGGATCGGGTAGAGTAATTGTGTATTGGTTTAACTAAGATGAAATTTTTAAAAAGATTGTATTACAAATTTAAAAGAAAAAACAAAAAGGCGGCAACCATGCGTCCTAATAAAATTACAGTTCATTGTGCTGCCACTCCAAACGGTAAGAACTTCACAACAAAGCAGATTAGAAAGTGGCATCTAGATAGAGGCTGGCGTGATATAGGATATCATAGTGTTGTTGAAATTGATGGGTCAGTCAATAAGGGTCGTGATGAGAATACGGTTGGCGCTCATGTCGGTGGTCATAACTACGGCAACTTAGGCGTTTGCCTTGTTGGTGATACAAAGTTTACAAGAAAACAATTTGAATCGTTAAAAATCAGAGTAACAAGCTGGATGAATAAATATTCGATTGACAAAAAAGACGTCGGTTGTCACTACGAATATGGCACGGCAAAGCGTCAAGGTAAGTCATGCCCTAACATCTTAAAAGAAGACTTGCATTTGTATTTGTTTGAAAATAACATTCAAGCAATAGAAAAATATATATTAAAAAAAGGGGAATAATTATGTCTTACGAGTTTACTAAATTAGTTGATTCATTAAAAGAAGATGGGCTTGAAATCGCGGAAGATGCTGCGAAGAAAGTCGTTGAAAGAGTTATGGATTGGGTTGCTGAAAGCGCTCAAGAATCTGAAAACTCAATGGACGATGTGCTTGTTGCATTAATGCCAATGATCAAACCAACAGTTCTTTCATACGTTGATAAAATTCACGACGAATCTGGTGAAGCGCCAGAGGTTGTTGCACAAGATCAGTAAGTGAAAAGATTTTCTAAACACCTCAAATCACACCTACTTACCACCTCATTGCTTTGCTTTGGGGTGGTGTCTTGTGGAGGCATGATGCCTAAACAAGATTTAAATCCAAAAGTTTACTATAAAAAAGAAATGAAGTTTGCTGTCACTGGGAAAGAGTGTAGGGGTACTTGCGTAGTTGAGTACAACACAAAGGGTTACTACGTTTTAAAAATGGAGTCTAGGCACAAGCATGAGTACCTATCTATAAACACATGTGCAAGGGATGAACCTTTTGAAAAAGAGGGTAAAACATATAAATACATTTACAAGCCGATGGGCATTGAAAAGCTTTCTAACTGCCCTGTTTTTGTTAGTTCTTATAATAGAAAAGAAAAGAATGACCACGCTGTTTTCGCAATTAGAGATGACAGATTTAAACTTAAAGCCAATCAGGTTTGCAATGGCAAAGAAAAGAACGACATAGGTGTCGGTATATGCCAAACGAAAGAAGGTCTTATTCAAGAGGTTATGTTTGACGAGCCTGTTAAGATAGCTAGATTCTGCAACGATAAATATATCTTTAGATCTAACAATAGATATTTCAGGTACAACATGCCCAACAGAATATGTAAAACTGTGTTCAGGGCTATTAAATCAAAAAAACAATATCTTCTTATAACAATAGGTTATGAAGAAAGAATGTTAAGGAAAATTTAAATGGGTGTAGGTGCAATCGTTGAATTAGTAGTCATGGTTTTGAAGTTTGGAATGACCATTTTTGGTATTAAAAAAGAAAATCAAAAGAAGTTTCTATCTTACATTAAGTCAAATAAGACTCACGAAAGTGCTGATGTCTTTAATGAGGTGGAAAATCAAATTAGTGAGTTAGATGCCAAAGAAAAAAAAGACGCCTGAAGAGATAGTTAAAGAAGAGGTGTGTCAGTGGTTGACTGATAACAACTACTTCTTTTGGATTACATACAACGGCGCGGTTTACGATAGAAAATCAAAGTCATACAGAAAACCTTCTCGCTGGCATCGGCGCGGTGTGTGCGACATACTAGGCATCACTAAAGATGGAAGACCATTAGGCATAGAGCTAAAAGCTCCCGAATCTTACAGAGTATCAAAAGAACAGAAAGAATTTATATCTATTTTCAACGAACTTGGTGGCCTTGCTTTTGTTGCAAAGTCTGTTGATGACGTTAAGAAAAGACTCAATATCGACCATAACTAATTAACCTTTATATCAAATCTATCTTTTCCAACATTACAACCAAGTGTGTACATTGGTGCAATGATCACGTCACCGATACTTCTTACCCTGCAATGCGCTGGATCGTTTGCCACCTGAATGCCGTAAGAGAGCCTTATAACAACCCATATAATAAAACACACAAACAGAAATATAATAAATTCATGAGGCTTCCTTTTGAGTTCACCATAGCAGTTCTCTATATTGTGTTTTATGCCTAATATCTTACAAACCAAATCTTCAAATTTCCAATAAATCACCATACAACACCCTTCCATAACGGTTTCATCGGGTCATCATAATCGTTGACCTTCCTAGAATAAAACCACTGTATTCCTTCTTTTTTAGTAACCTGTTTGTAGCACTGTTTATAAAACAAGATAGACAAAAACCAAGCTGTTCTCATCCAACTTGGGACATCTTCATTTCTTTCTAATGACATCTTAATAGAGATGTATCTCGCATAACACAAACCACCGTGGTGAACGTGTGGGCTTCTTCTTATTAAATTTTGAATACCATATAGAACGAACTGACCACATGACCAGAATACTTGTAATGGTTTCGGAATTGAGCCGCCAGTTAATGCATAAATACCACCGTCATAAGGAAGCCTGTAAGACCTCCATCTCCAGAACCACTTCCCATTCTTTAAGTTGTTGTTTAGGGTTCCACCGTGTTTGTTGTAATAATCATTTAGGCTTGAGCCGAAAACATCTCCAAGCTCAAAAATATTAATCAAAGCACAAATCATTACAATGTTGTCGTGCGATTCATACAATCTTGTGTCCTCAATGTAGTTTGTTTCAGTGCTATTTCTTCCAGCATTTCTGTTAAAGACTCCACTAATAACAAAACCATTTTCATCTTTTGGCTGTAAGTCGTACAAGATACCCGTTACTTCTTCCCTGTCTTTTTTAAAGGTTTCTTGATCAACATAAACACCTCTTCTCCATCTAGCGATCAACTGGTACGCCCTGTATAAAATACCATTTTCACCCTTAACAGTTTGTTTGTATTTCTTATTGTAGGGTATTCTGTTGTTAGAGTGTTTATTCCAATCGGCTAGACCGTCTGGAGCAACATGCTCTTTAAAAAATAATTCTTCACCTACTGCGAAACCAATCCTATCAAAATGATCATTTTCTTCTAATAAATTTCTTAAATTAACCATAAAAACTTTCTATTATCCCATCATATCTTTTTTCGTTGCAGTTATAGCATATGTAGCAATCTAACTTTCCCCGATAGTCTAGTACTTCAATGCACTCTTTTGTCTCTTCACAGTCAGCACATTTTACAAGCATAATTCCCCCACTGCTTTTAGTGCTGCAAAGCAGATCGCTTCAGGAATCGAGTCACAATCATGTGTCACCGTTTCATCATGAAGGTTGCTATCAAAACATACCCCTGTTTTTTCAGCTTCCGCTATTAGCGCATACCAACCATTGGATTTCATCTTATCAACAACCTGCCATGCGTCTTGAATGCGAGTTGAGTATAGTGGAACATATTTAGTCTGACTCTCACCATTCCAACTAC